TCAAGGATACAGATTTTAAATCTTGGTTAGAAAAAAAATATACTCATAGTAATTCTTTGGATATTTCAACTGAAACAGATGGATTGAATATTATGAACGAATCTATAAAAAAGTCAACTAAAAAGAAGGCTAATTAATGGATGCCATATTTTTTGAAAAGGTACTAATCAAATTTTTGTTCACAATCGAAGAGGTGCGGGAAAAGGCAGTTCCTTTTCTCGTACCAGAAATCTTTGAAGATCAAAAGAATCTTCAATTAGTCAAGACAATGTTGTCTATGAACGAAAGATTTGAAAAGTTCCCAACAGTCTCAGAGATGCGTTTAGAACTTGATAAAGAAGATGTTTATAATAGACTATTAGAAATTATGGATATGGATGTATCAGAATATCAAACTGAATTTTTATTGGAGGAAATTGAAGAGTTCGTTCGTGAGAAGTTAATTCACAATGTCAACGTAGACATTGCAATGAATCTAGCAAACGGTAAGAGTGAGGAACTCAAACAAGCACCAGACGAATTGAGAGAAGCAATAGCATTCAGTTTTGATACAAAGGTTGGATTGGATTTCCTTGAAGAAGAAGAAAGATTGTATAATCATCTTCACAATAAGGATAGAGTCATCCAAACTGGTATAAGTACATTGAATAAAGTCATTGAAGGTGGTTACCATGAGAAGTCTTTGACATTGTATATGGCAGAAACCAATCTTGGTAAATCTCTTATCATGGCGTCCGGTGCTGTTGATACCATTCTACGAAATAAGAATGTTTTGTATGTGACTTGTGAAATGTCAGAAGACAAAATATCTGAAAGAGTCATGGCAAATATGTTTGATATTGCTACAGAAGATTTGAAACTTCTTCCAAGAAACAAATTCCATGAGAAGTTTGAGAAAATAAGAAAGCAAGTCAACAACAAATTAGTTATCAAAGAATATCCACCAAGAGCTATTAGTGCTAACCATATTAGAAATCTTGTAAAGGAATTGAAGGTTCGTAAGAAGTTTGTACCAGATATCATTTACATTGACTATCTTGGTATTATGAACCCAATCTCTAGGAACAAGGGTGATAACTCATACCTTGAAGTCAAGAGGATTTCAGAAGAGGTTAGAGCACTTGCTGTTGAATTATGTCTTCCAATAGTATCGGCTGTTCAGACTAATCGCGGTGGATTTGGAGATGCTGAGATTGACTTGACAGATATTTCTGATTCAATAGGAACAGCCGCTACTGCTGATATCATTATTGGTGTTACACAATCCGAAGAAATGAGGAAGATGGGAAAGTACATTTGGATTATCCTCAAAAATAGATATGGATTGAATAAGAAGAAGATGACGGTAAACGTTGACTATTACAAGATGCGTGTATATGAGGATGAAGATTCTATTATGGATAATACGGCTTCTTCTATAACCAAAAATATTCCACCAAGTGATAAGGATAAAAAGAAGAAAGTTGACGATACTATAACAGATGTAAAGAATATATTGAAGAAAGATACTGGTGATAAGTACGGAAAAATGATTGATTTTGAATAAGGAGTTTAAATGTCCAAAAATGAAATAGTAACACTTGATAGTGATTTAACTATTAGGAACAAATCAAATGAAGTTGAAGTCATATCAGAAATTTTGAGATTAGAGTTTTACAAATGGTTAGAAGTTAACGGATATGACATTGAGAAGATTAAGAATATTCTTGATGGTACAAAGTTAAGTGCCACTGAGCAAAGTAGATTTAATCTTTTGATAAGACGAGCTAAGAAAGAAACAAATATTACGTTGACTGAAATGATAATGTTTTTTGAAGAACAGTTTGCTAAGTTCAAAAAAATACTATCTGTCTTTGACGGTGAAACTAATTTTGAGTTGAAGAAAGAATTAGCTGCAAAGTTCCATATAAAATTAGAAGAAACAAATTTGGATGAAATATTAGGATGAAAAATACAACTCTTTTAGTTTTCTCTGTCATTCGTAACATAGAAGATTTTGTAAAGACTGGAAAAGATATTCCTGTTTACAAAAAGTCTCACGGAATCAGATTTCAAAAGTCTTCCAAATACTATGCTGATAATGCCAAGAGAATGTACAACGATATTGAGAATGGATATTATTCTCTCCAAGAACTTGCTCTGTTTCTGTTTTACAGATATTTGATGGGTGAGAAGAGAGTCAACTTGTACAAAATAAAACCAGAGCATATTCTGGAAACTATGAAATTGTTTACAGAAAAACGTCGGAAAGAAGACTTGAAGTTGTTAAAAAGCATCCATACAGAGTTAGGTTTCAAGAAAGGAATTTGTGATTACTTTTCAATGAAAGAAGATGGAACGAATATAGCTTATACGCTTACAATGAAAGAGAAACTTTCTCCAACTTTTTTCATAAGAAATCACGAAAACTGCTTGACAAAACTCAAAGAAAACGATATAATTTATTATAGTGAAGATTATGAAAGATTCATAAGAATCTCATTAAAAATAAAAAACATCCTTAAGGAGGTTGTGCAATGAACAAGAGAAAATTTGGAACAGACTGGTCTGCCGCGATGAACAAGATTAAAGACCAGGCAACAAAGAAAGGTGGAAACTCTTACAAGGACGAAAGAGTTTATTACCCACAATTTAACGACAATGGAACTGCCCAAGCTATCATTCGTTTTCTTCCATCTCCAGATACTGATGTACCTTTTGTAAGTGTGTACAGTCATTCAATCAAAGGTCCTGGTGGTTGGTATATCGAGAATTGTCCAACGACTCTCAAGAATGAATGTCCTGCTTGTAAAGCGAACTCAGCAATTTGGGATACTGATCCTGATACTGCTCGTAAGAGAAAAAGAAAGCAGAATTATTACTCCAACATTTTGGTTATCAAAGACCCAGCTAATCCAGAAAATGAAGGTAAAGTTTTCCTTTACAAGTACGGAAAGAAAGTCCATGATAAAATTATGGAGAAGATTCAACCAGGTGAAGATTCGATTGATGAACCAGTAATGGTATTTGACTATTATGATGGTGCCGATTTCAAACTCATCATAAAGAAGATTCAGGTTGGTGCGTTAAAGATGCCTAACTATGATACTTGTCAGTTTGATGCTCCTTCTTCTCTTGGAACAGACGCAGAGATTGAAAAGGTTCATAACAGTCTTTATGGTTTGACAGAATTCGTTGCTGAGTCATCATTCAAACCTTATGCTGATCTTGAATCAAGGTTCAACCGTGTTGTCGGTATCAAAGGAACTTCGGCTCCCACGACTTCCCAAACACATACCGAATCAACTCATAATGTAAATGAGGAACCAACTAAGGTTGCTGAGGGAACAGTATTTGAAGGAAACGATGATGAGTTCTTCAAGGAGCTTCAAGAAGAAGACGCCGAATAATAAGAATTCTTTGAAATGTTTGTACTGAAATATGGGGAGCGTGTCTCCCCATATTTTTTGAAGGAAAAAATGAGCTTTAATGATTTTGACAATGACATAGCTCTTGAGAGGCAGATTCGCCTCATAATGGCAACATTGGGTAATAATGTAACCGAGGGATTCGATTACTATAATTTTCGTTGTCCGATTTGTGGTGACTCTCAAAAGAACAAGTCAAAGAAAAGGGGTTACATTCTAAAGAAGAGAAAACCCTGGATGTATTTCTGTCACAATTGCTATTACAAAAAACCTGTTGGTGCTTGGCTCAAAGAATTTTATCCAGCATATTACAGAGACTATTACAGCGAAATATTACGAACAAAGAATACAAAACCAAAACCATTACCAAAGATTGCAAATCCAAAAGTCCGAAAGAAGAATCCAGAAAAGGAACACACAAAACACTTTGTACCTATTCTGAAAGGAACAAATCATTTGTTTCAGAAAGCCGTTGAACTCTGCGAGAGTCGTGGGATACCAGAAGATATTTGGACAAAGTTCTTTGTAGCAACTGGTGGAATGTATCGGAACAGATTAATCATTCCTTTCTTTGACAACAACGGAAAGATTTATTACTATCAAGGTAGAAGACTACTTGACAACATGACTCCAAAGTATCTCTCAAGAGCTGGTGATTATATCAGTGTTTACAACTTCTATCAAGTAGATAAAAGTAAACCAGTTCCTATTCTTGAAGGTCCGATTGATAGTATGTTTGTAGAGAATTCTGTAGCTGTCACTGGTGTCAAGATTGATGATATTAGACTTCGGGATTTTCCCCACAAGAGATTTTTGATTGACTATGATACAGTTCCTTCCAAGACAACTGGAAGAGTAGAAACAAAGCAGAAAGTGATAGAACTTTTGACAAGAGGTGAATACATTTTCAATTGGAAGAAGTTTATGAAAGAATATAATTTACCGAAGAGAGACAAATGGGATGTGAATGATGTTTTGATGTATTTGAAAAAAGATAAATTTATATATGAGGAACTTGAACCATTCTTTACAAATTCAATTTATGACAAGGTGTTTTTCGTATGATTAAGTGGAAACTGAAGAAAGGCTGGGAGGTGGCTCCTTGGCACGAAATTGTTGAATGTTATTTAGATGTTTTAAAAG